AATGAATTTCAATTAAAACAAGAAGAATATGAGTGAACAAGTTAATCATCCCGAACATTACCAATTTGGGAAAAATAATGAATACGAAGCAATCAAAGTCATTGAGGCGTGGGACCTAGATTTTCATCTTGGGAATACCGTAAAATACATCTCAAGGGCGGGAAAAAAAGAAACAGATAAAGAACTACAAGACCTTAAGAAAGCGTTATGGTATCTTGAAAGAAAAATCGAAAATTTAGAAAAACAATAATATATGGAAACAGAAACAGTACTTTTAATTGGGTCAATCTCAATTTTTGTAGTTGCAATCATTATTGGTGCATTACAAGTAAAACAAATGAATGAAAAAGCCTTGGAAAGACTCGAGGAAATTAAAAAAATTACCTACAAGGATAAAAAATCCATTCACAAAGAAATCGAAGAAACTTTAGCTGAAAGAAAAAGAATTTTAGACTCAATCCAAACAAAATAAAATGATAGAAACAGGAAAAATTATTAACGGGAACTGTATTGATGAAATGAATAAGTTGCCCGAGTCATCTATTGATTTAATTTTGACATCACCTCCATACAATGTTGGGATTGATTATGATACTCATGATGATAGAATGTCAATGGAGGATTATTGGCAATTTACAAAAGAATGGTTACAATCTGCATTTCACGTCTTGAAAGATGATGGTAGAATTGCGGTAAACATCCCCTATGAAGTAAACGTTCAAGATAGAGGAGGACGAGTATTATTCATGTCAGAATTTTGGTCGGTAATGAAACAAGTAGGGTTCCAATTTTTTGGATTGGTGGATTTGAATGAAGATTCACCACATAGAAGTAAGACTACTGCTTGGGGTTCATGGATGTCACCAAGTAGTCCGTACATCTATAACCCAAAAGAATGTGTAATTCTGGCATACAAAAAAGACAGAGTGAAGAAAGTTAAAGGTGAACCACAATGGAAAGCTGAAATGGTTGATATGGAACAAGAAGATGGAACCATAAAGGTGAAAGCTGTTTATCAAGAAGAAGATAAAAAAGAATTCATGTCTTTGGTTTATGGTCAGTGGGATTATTTCGCAGATACTAAACAACAAACCAAGGCAACTTTCTCAATGGACATTCCAATGAAAGCCATCAAGATTCTTACATACAAAAACGATGTTGTTCTTGACCCATTTACTGGTAGTGGTACTAGTTTGGTTGCCGCTGAAATAAGTGGACGAAGATGGATTGGTATCGAATTAAGTGAAAATTACAGTAAGGTTGCAAAAGAACGAGTTCAACATTTCATCGATTTGAATAAACAGACAAAGTTAGAATTTAATTAAAAGGGTCTTAAGACCCTTTTTTTTATTTTATGGATATTTATTATTAAAACAAAAAATGGCAAACATTTTATTGACTGAAAGACAGTTGAAAATTATAACAAATGAAATTCTAAAAAAAGAAAAGTCAGGAAAAAAAACGTTGAATGAATCATTGTTGTCTCTTGAAAATGTTTTAATGGCCGCAGGTTTCGTTCCAGTTATTGGTGAAGTTGCAGATATTGCCTTAATTATATATTATCTTTATAAAAAAGAATATTTATACGCTGCTTTAATGTTGATTGCGTTAATACCTACCGTGGGTGACTTCATAGTTAAACCAATTATCAAATTATTCAAAGGAAGTAGGGAAGGTGCTTTGGCGTTAAAAGGTGGTGCTGAATTGTCTGAATATTTAGCTAAAAACCCAGAACTTGCTAAAAAATTCAGCAGTCTTGGTAAATATGTAAACGACACTGGTGTTCAAAAAACTGTACAAGGAATCGAAAAAATGAGTCCAAGTTTAGGTTCGAAATTGAAAAGTGGGTTAGAAATGATTACAGGTAGTAAAGCTTTAACGGGTTTGAAAGCCGGAAGTAAAGAAGTAATGGCTGGAGGAGCTTTCAAAACAGGACTTAAAGATTATTTCCAAGGAGAAAGATTGGCAAAATATTTTGAAAAACATGGAGTGTTACCTGAAACAGGAATAAAAAAATGGTGGTTGAACGTAGGTGCAAGACAAGATAGAAGGAATGCTTTCAGACAATTTATAAGTGCAAACAACTTACTCAACTATTTCGGAATACCATCAATTACGACTTTTGAAAAGAAAATGAGTGATGACGCTTCGTTCAGAGAAAAAGTTGCTAATGACCCAAAAACGAGTGATTACATTGCTCAAAATTTCCAAAAAGAAGACATGGTTAACCAAACCTCTAATGATTTTTCGAAACAAGAAATAGATGATTACATCAAACAAAGAAATGCTGGTAAATCATTTAGTTCAATATTTGGTGGTTCATCTTCAAATGTTCCGTCTGCACAAGGAAATGATGGGATTCTTAACATTATTGGAACAATATTTGGTGGAAGTCCAAAATTAGTATAATTAAAAAAAATCAAAATATGAAAGAAGAATTAATATTAAAACTCGTTCAAATCCAAAACCAATTTAGATTTTTACATTGGCAAACATTTGGTTACTCAAAACACAAATCATATGGTAAAATATATGAAAGTTTGGGTGATTTAATCGATAACTTTACTGAAACAATGATGGGAAAATATGGTAGACCACAATTCGAATCAGAATTTTCAATTATGTTTCAAGACATCCAAGCCGTAAATGTTCAAAACTTTTTAGACGGTATAACTGAATTTTTAGTGGAAATCACTGAAACTTTGGATTCCAAATACGATACTGATTTACTCAACATTCGTGACGAAATGTTAGGTGAAATCAATAGATTAAAATATTTACTAACATTAAAATAATATTATGGCAAAAAAAGTAATCAAACTTACAGAAAACGATTTGAGAAATATCGTTAAGAGAGTAATTTCTGAACAAGATGAGAATTATAAAGGAAACATAACAATTCAATGTTTCTTGAATAAAAAAGGAATTAAAGACGGTTCAGGACAACCATTAAAATTAGATGGTAGTATTGGTAGATTACCAAATTCAAAATCTGCACAAGCAGTTGCTAATTATCAATCAAAAATTGGTGTTGAGGCTGACGGAGTTTGGGGTTATGAAACAGGACAAAAAATGCCACCGGATGACGTTAAAATCTTCAAAGATTGTGCATCAGAACATGGAGACATTTTAGATAAAGCAATGCATTGGTTAGGAATCGATTAATGAAAAAAAGAATAACAGAATCAGGAATACGTGATATATCAGCTTTGAGGAAGAGATACCCCAAAGCTGAAATTTATTTTCACCAAGACTTGGATGGTGTGACAACTGCAATAGCAATGAAAAAATACCTTGAAGATAATGGTATTGATGTTATTGATTCACATGTAATACAATATGGTGATAAAGAATTTGCAGTAAAAAAACTTGACGCTACGGGTGATGTAATGCCAGTTTTAGTTGATTTTGCTCATGGTAAACCAATGTTCGTTATTCATACTGACCACCACGACAGACAAGCGGGAGCGGAAGACACAAAGTCAACATCTTTTAGACCATCTCGTTCGAATGTTGCAACAATATCACAAATTGTTTCACCCAAAGATTTATTTCCATCGTCAGATGTGTTGTTAATCAATACAGTAGATTCTGCCGATTTTGCAAAATATGATATCACACCTGAAGAAGTTGTTAATTATATTTTCAAATTTGATAAAGACAAATCATTACAGAAAAACAAAATGTTGATGGGATTTGTTATTAACAAATTATTGTTAGCATTCAAAAACAAAAAAGGTTTTCTTGAAGACTTGGTTAAGAATTCTGAACCATCCCTTTTATCTATCCTGACCAACATCAAATCATGGATGAAGAAAACCAACGCAGCTAAACCTGAAGAACTTCAGAAAAATGCTGAAGATTACATGCAAAGCATGAAAGGATATCCAAAGGTTGAAGATAATATTATATTTCAATATGGAGGAGGTTCCATGATGAAACCTGGTTCATACGATAGATATACTCCATTCAAAAACAATCCTGAAGCCGATTTTCTTATCATGGCATGGCCGATGGGATTAGTTCAAGCATCATGTAACCCATTCAAAAAAGAAAGAGAACTCAAAGGGGTTAATCTTGGGGAAATTGCCCAAGAAGTTTTATCAAAATGGGAACCACAATTAAAAGAAAGAACAATTCCATTATCAACAATCAAATGGGTAAGTGAAACTTCTGCAACACCTGAAAGTGTTGGGTTTACTTTCAAAGATTTCAAAGCGTTATACGGAGATAAATTCACAACAATGGAAGGTGGTGAAAAAATATTAGACCACATTCATGAAATGATGGAAACACCATTCAAAGATTTATCTGAAGAACATAAAGAAATGTTGGATAAGATTGGTATCAATGCTTGGGATTTAATTCAAGCCAACTCGGGTGGACACAAATGTATTACAAATATTTCAGGTTTGAATTATCTTGGAAGAGGTAAAAGACCGCCTCAAGGTCAATATAGATACGATTCTGAAAAAGAGGATTCTCCTTCTGTTAAGTTTACAAAAATGATTGCGAACGAATTCGGAAGAAAGTTGAAAGAAAAGATTGAAGAATCAAAATAAATAATCGACGGTGTCACCAGGTTCAATACCTAATTTTTCACAAGAACCACCTTCAATTTCCAAAACAATATTTCCGTTACCACAGTAACTTGCACATTCGTCTTCAGTACAAGGAGGACAGTTGTGATGTATATTAACAATTACATTGTTTCTGATAATGATGATGTCCAAATTTTGAATACAGTTTTTCATCCAAAAACATTGTTTATCACCACCCATTAAAAATAAAAGTCCGTTAAAAGTTTTATCAAATTTTTTTCCCATCATACCAATAGATTGTGATTTTTTATCTATCAGAGTTTTAACTTTGAAAATATTTTGATTAATTTTAACTTTCATAATTGTTACTTTTTTTCATATTATCTTTACCCCACAATGGTTGTAAATTTGTAAAGTGGAATAACTTATAAATATCACTAATTGTTTTTGCTGAAGATACTGGAATTATGTGGTCAATATGCCATCCATAATACCCATAATTATTCCAGTTCATACCATCGGTAAATTTAGATTCAAGATACTCAATTAATTCTTTAGGGGTACACCCGACAATTTCAATTGTTTTATTATTTTTTGATAATTTTTTTATTTCTAAAAATTCATATAGTCTACATCTTAAATTACATATTAATTTATATGATGGGTCAATTTTTTTCCGATTTTTATCATATTTTCTCTTATATTCTAAATGATGAAATTCATTTTTTTTTCGCCATTCATATTTTTTTTTATTATTACATAATTTACATATTGAACTATAACCTAACTTACCATTTTTTCTTTTATTAAAACCAGAAACATTTTTTTCTTCACCACAAGTTTTGCAAATTTTTGAGTCTAGTGATACCTTTTTTTTTCTGCTAACACATTTTTTACATCTATGAGTGTGACCATCTATAGAATTTTTGTATTTGTGAAAATTGTTTATAGGTTGTTCTAATTTACAAGTTGTACACTTTTTAATTTCCATATAATATAAATATTATGGAGAAACATTTTTTCATCCAAAAACATTGATTTTAGATAATTAATTATTATTTTATTTCATAAATAAACTTTATGAACTATAAAAGATACGTCGGGGTTATTATCAAACATAATGGTAAGTTTTTAATCTGCAAAAGAAATTATGAAGGAACAGCACCTGGTACTTGGTCAATACCTGCAGGTAAAATTGAAGATGGAGAAAAGATTGAGGATGCGGCTAAAAGAGAATTCTTTGAAGAAACCGCAATCAAGATTGATGAACAAGAATTGAAATTTGTTGGTATGATTCCAAGATTCAATAAAACTGGTGAAAAAATGAAAGGGTTGATGTATGTTTACATGGTTGAAACCGATGACCGTGTTAATCCTAATTTGGAAATTACTGTTGATGGTCATGAACACATAGAATGTGATTATTATACGTTCGAAGACATGAAACCACTAGCAATTGATGCTTTTTTGTATAGTTTATTCGAATTTATTTCAAAATAATTGTACTTTTGCTAAAGTAGGGTATATTTATGTATTCCCGTCCGCAAGGACAACACCCCCACTTTACATAAAGTTTCATAAATAAAAATTTGACAAAATGAGAATTTTGTTTTAACTTTGTGAAACAATTGAGATGAAAGTCTCAAAACAAAAACCCCCACAGGGTTTGATTATTTGAAGAAATAGTTTTTACTTTGTGGGGATTAATTTGAAGTTCTAAACATAAGATATATTGTGGAAGAGTGAAACGGATATATAAATCACGGAAGTCTCATAAGCTTTCAATAGTGGGTTCGACTCCCAATTTCCGCAACTAAAAAAAACTTTCACAAAAAGTTTGACAAATTGAAAAGTTTATCTTACCTTTGTGAAACAAAAAGGAAACAACCCCCAAATCGTGAAAGAGGGTGTGTCGATAAAATACGATTTCTTGTCGAGAGACAACTAAAGAAAATAGACACAGAGTTTCCAACAAAAAAAATACAAAAGGTCTTGACAAATGAAAAAAATGTCTTATCTTTGTAAAACATTTCGGAAAAAAAACGAAAAAAAAAAGTTCTTTGAAATACGATATTTATCCGTTCTTACGAAAGTAGTTCTTCGGAATCATGATAGTTTGATAAAGGTAATCGGCCGTATATGGTCGTTAAATAAACCACGAAAGTGGGATAAAGTGAATGTGTTGTGTTAACATGTTTGCGGCTTCGGTAACGGAGCTCGAGTATACAAGCGGGATATCATCCTAACTTTAGTAACCGAGGGTAACACTGTAGGTGAAGAGTTGAGATGACCAAGCGATGTGGGTTGTTTGGTTGAGGAGGGAACTCCAATAAGAATAACCCGTAGGATTCTTGTAAGAAGTGTGACCTCCAATCACATCATTACGATTTCCAATACGAAAGTGGACTTAAAACCGTGAGGTATGATGGTGTACAGGTGGTGCTGTTATTGTCCTTATGAAGAATTTACCAAAGTTCTTTATTTGAAGTAAACTTGACATATGGAGATGGGGACATCTCAAGGAGTAGTTTAGTATTCTGTTATTCAAAAGATAACGGAGCTTACGGTGGACCACTACTTCTATCATCCACGACACACAACCTTATAATTTACAATGTTAATGTAAAAGTTATATCATAAACTATAAGCAAAAGTGTCCATCAGGTTTTGATGAAAGTCGCCTACACAGTCATGGGTTGTCCATGGCACACCGAGACCGCAAGTCAGAGTGTATTTTTACCAAAAACCTCTATGGGGTCGAACCCAGAGTCAGGTCGCAAGCTTGAAGAGAGTTGAGTAATGAAAGAGTAGTTAAAACCTTAAGGAGTGATTGGTCGAACCAATCGGCGATGGGAGTTACCATTCAAAAGATGGTGGAAACGAAGGGAACCACATAATCCTTCAAAAGATTCTCAAAATCAGGTGTATTCTCAACCTTTTTAGCCACTAAACCCCATCTGTTAATTCAGGTGGGGTTTTTTGTTTCATAAGATATTTATTAATAAAACATTATGAACAACCTTATACAAGAGGAAATTAAAAGAATCAATCTTCTTTCGAAATATGACAACTCAAAAACTTTGGGTGAGCAAAATGTTAATCCACAATATCAGGCGGCTTTGAATGCGGCCAAACCTAAAACACCAGAGCAATCAATTGCAAATGATTTATATTGGGCTGGAGCTGGTAGACTTGGTACAGATGAAGATAAAATTTTGAATACAATTAAAAAAATTCAAAGTCCTCAACAATATAATCAAGTTAATAAGGATTTTATGGCTAAGGCTAAACAAAGTATTGTTAGTATGATAAATAGTGAATTTGGTGATGGTGATGCAAAAGTTGTTTCAGATATAATTAACCATCTGAAAAGTAAGGGTATAAATGTCACTTCAAAAAGTGCTGAATCAGGTAAAAACGGTTTGGGTGGAGGATATTTTCAAAGTGATTTGAAAATGAATAATCCAACTTTAAGTACTTCAGTTGACAATGTGAAAGGTCAAGACTCTGTTAAAAACAAAACAATTAAAACAAAACAAAAAACAACTCCACCACCAGTTCAATTAAAAGATGCGGATGGTATTAAGTCATTTCAAGATTGGTTAGATACTAATACACCTGGTTGGGCAACAGGATATAAAGGAGGAATTATAAATAAAGGACAAAATGGAGGTGGGTATGGAAGTTATGGTCCTAGAACACAAAAAGCTTGGAACACCTATAAAGATAAATACTTACAAAATTCTGGACCACAAACTTTAGATTCAAAACAAGCTCCAACCTTATCAACACAAACACAAGGTGCGGAACAAGCACAAGCACCTGTAAATCAGCAAACTACGGTCACTTCAGGGCAAGTTCCAACTAACCAACCTGAAATCACTGTACAAGGTAACACTCAATCTGCAGTTACAACTGCTCAACCAAACAATGGTGCAATTTATGGTCAACAATATACTGCGAGTGATGGAAAAACTTACGTTTGGGATGGAACCAAATATAATGCTAAATAAAATTCAAACTTATCAATTTACATTTAACCTCACTTATTCAGTGAGGTTTTTTTGTTTTTATAATTTTTTTTTAATACCTTTGCTCATCATAAAATAAATTGAAATGTCAAAAGTTACAGATTTAAGAGAAAAATATCCAAACATTACGGAAACGACTTTTCGAAAGTTAGTCAATGGTGATAACACGACCACAAAAAAGTATTTGGAGTATATGTTAAAACTTTGGACTTCGAAAGTTCAAGGTTTTCAAACAATACCATCATCTGAAGCGTTGATTAAAGAAGTTAATTTGTTTAATGATTTATTACCATACAATCCAAATAAAGACATCTATTCTTCAGAGTATAATTCTTTTAATGCCTTAAAAAATACCAACCTTGCATATTGGGAAATTAGAGAAGAAAAATCATTTGTCAGAGAAGACCATGTGAATATTATCTACGAAGATGATGATATTTTGTTTGTTGAACCAAAAACACATAAAGGTTCTTTAAGATATGGTGCAAACACAAAATGGTGTACCGCATCAAAAAACAGCCAGACTACTTTTAATTCATATGTGAGTAGGGGTTGTTTGGCATATTTGATTGATAAAAATAATACTAAAGGTTCAAACTATTCAAAATTGGCATTCATCAATACTTCAGGATTTCCATTATCAGGTCAAATTGAAATATATAATCAATCTGATAGTCAGATTTCTGAAAAAACTGTGGTCAACAACGGTTGGGATGAAGTAAAGTTTGCAGAATTGATGTTGAAATACCGAACTTACCATGTTGAATGGTCATACATCAAGGATTCCAAAATCGAAGTTACCAAACTAACGACCTTACTCCAAACAATTGACTTAACTAAATTTGAGAAACACATTAACTTGTTAAAGAGTAATGGTGAAAGTGAATTAACAAAAAAAGCGAAAGAAAGCATCGAAAAATTTTTACTTCACATGGAAGAAAATTTATCAAAAGTCAAAAATTAATTTGTCGGTTGTAATTTTTTTTGTATCTTTGTATTCTAAATCAAAAGGAATATGAACATGGCATCACATAATATTAAAATTCAACACGAAACATTTGGAACATTATTGAATGAGACATTTGTAAACCAAACCCAATTCAAATTGTTTTTGAAAATGGTTCAGGGTTGTATCGAAATGAAAGAGGATTTGACATTTTTCAATGGAGTTGATTTCCTCGTTCATGTTCCTCACAAACACTTGGTGAATTCAATAATCACGACAAACGTGGACGCTTACACATTGGCAGAGCATTTGGTTGCCAAATCTAAAATGGAGGCATTGGAAACAAAATGATAACAATTAAAGACATTAAGAATTGGTCCAAACCTCACCCTTTGGCTAATGTAGTTTCACTTAAAGATAGAAGTGGTGGGAGAATATCTCGATTCGGGAATAAAGAAATTGAGTTTTCTGTTGTTGGTGGAAGCCAAGGTTTGTATGGAGATTTCGTCGAAACTTTTGAAGTTGCAATTTTCGACAGAAAGAGCGGGAATTTTGTTACAAAATTTTTCTATCCTGAAACAAATGACGATGTTATTGGATATATGAGTAAAGACAATCTTGAATCTCTGGTTAATTCGATTATTAAAATAGAAGATTTAAGTGTGGAAGTGTAGTTTCCAAGTTTAGTAAAACTTGGTGGTGGATGCCTGACAATTCCAGTCAGTCCCTAAAAAGAGAGGCTTCGGTCTCTCTTTTTTATATTTGTGAATCAAAATAGATTCCTATTCCTGTTTGTCTGAATATTTTCTCTTGACACTCATAGCGAATTTCGTCTAAAAAATCATCGTACTCTCCCATAGTTCCCATGTCAACATCATCCCAAATATCTTCTAAAGTTTTTTCTCCTTCATCATCTATTATTAAATTATCACCCCAAGAATAATGTATCCATGCGACTTTAACATCTTCATCACCTTCATTGATATCAAACGAATTAATGATTAAGTAAATGTATGAACCTTCTTCACCCGCTCTATCACCTAAATCTATTTTGATTCCAGGTGATGACATTGCTCCCAACTTTGAAAAAGTTTTTTCAATAAACTCTTCAGTTTTTTTTCTTCCTACTTCTTTTAATAAATCATCTATTAAATTACGAAGATGATAATCAATTGAATTCGCGATTGTGTATGAATCTGGATTTGGGTCAGGATAACCTAATTTTTGTGCTATTTTAAGAAATGTTTTAAGATTTGACATTATAATGTATAATTTTGCATTCCATTATCATCACTCCAAAAACCTAAAGTGCTGGAGTGATTTCTATATAATTCAGGTTCATCACTATAATTGGTACAATAATACTCGTTTGATTCAACGGCTCTACGAAACTCGGCATGGTCTTCATCATAACCCAAAATGATAAAATCATTTGATAACCTATCGAAATCATATTCTGATATTGTTGGCGTCATTGTTCCTGCCTCAAGTTCGCATCTACTTTTAATAAAACTATTCCATGTAATAATGAAATAAAAATAATACGGATGTTCATCTGTTTCAACTTCACCCGACCCATCACAAGTAACACATGTAAAGTAACCTGTACCATCACATTCAGCGCAATTTGACTCTCCATCACCACCACATTGTTCACAAGTTTCTCCTTCCTCATCCTCACCTGAACCATTACAATCACCACATTCTACTATTCCACCATCACATACATCACAGCTAATTTCACCGTTACCACCACATTCATCACAAGTTTCCTCATAATAATCCGAATCCACCCTAAATAAGGATGCAAATGATGATTTATTTAATAAACTTTCGGCTAATTTGAAATCATCAGTATTTTTGAACGAGTAAATGTAAAATATTAATTTCAAAAGATTTGATGGTTCAAAGTTTTGAAAATACGAGTACTGTGATTTATATATAACAGCAAACTTTTCAAAACAATCTTGAGGACTATTGAAATCACCGTCAATTAAACCAACTATTTTGGTGGCTAATCTTTTTAGTTTTTCATCCATATTAATCTGGGTATGTTATTTTGAATGATAGAAGAAACTCATGAAGTTCATCTACTTTATAATTCATGGTTATTACTGAAGGTTCTTCAATATAAACATTTTCACTACCTCTTACAATTCTACCATCCTGTTCAATACTGAAACTTGAAGCAGCACGATGTGCGTGTTCAAACAATTTACCCAAATCATTTCTAAAATGCCAAGGTTCCCAACCATCTATTGAACCCTCATAATCAACTTTTGGATAAACATCGTAAGAAATTATTTCAATATCCCCATTATCTTTTTCATCGTACTCATCAATCTCAATATCCATTCCTTTAACATCAAAATGATTTTCTTTGAATGATTGGGTTAAAAGATACTTGAGTTTTTCTTGAATAACAGGTATTTTATCTTTCTTCATATGTAATAAATAGCTTTGATTTATAAAAATTGTGATATATATTAAGTATAAACTAATGACTATGGGATTCAATATTACATTAAGTGAAGAAGATATCAAAAACCATCCTAACGATTATGAATTGGGAGGGTTTATAAGAGAAAAATATCATAAATTTTCTAATCAGAAATTTGATAAATGTGTTATATGTGGAGAACAATCGCCTTATAAAGTGGACACTCACATAGATTTAAGAGTTGGTTATGTTGAAGGTGCAGGACAAGGATGTTTCAAAAGTTCTTGTAAAAATTAATTTGTTTGTTTGAAAATAATTCGTATCTTTGTATTCACAAAACGATAAAGATATGACAACTACAAACACCACCACCGCAAACAACATCATCAAATTAACTGAAGGAGTACTGGCAGGAGACGTATTTTACGGCTCATTCAACACTGAAATTAAAGGTAAAACCATTTCTGTAACGGTTTCTAACCACATTAAAGACATCAACAAAGAATACGAATTCCGTATTGCAGGGAAAGTCCAAGCAGGGTTCATTTCAATCCACGACATGAAAGGAACACCCAAAAGTGTAATCTCGGGATACAAGAAAAATGTATT